AGCAAGGCAAAAGGTGGAAAGCCGGTTGATAAAAATATCCGAGGGCTGGCGTGGGTTGCCCTGAAATGGGCGGCAACAGTGCGGCCACGTGTGATAATGCTTGAAAATGTGGAGGAATTTAAAACATGGGGCCCGCTCTTGGGTGATCGCCCTGACCCTAATCAGAAAGGGCGCACATTTAACTGTTTCGTTAATGCCCTGCGGCGGCATGGTTACCAGGTAGATTGGCGGGAACTGCGGGCTTGTGATTATGGGGCGCCAACGATTCGAAAACGTTTCTTTCTGATTGCCAGGTGTGATGGGAGGCCTATAGTTTGGCCAGAACCGACACACGGAGATCCGTTAAGCTTAAAAGTTCAGTCAGGAGAGCTGAAACCGTGGCATACTGCTGCAGAGTGCATTGACTGGTCAATTCCCTGCCCAAGTATTTTTGAACGCAAGAAACCACTTGCAGAAAATACACTGCGCCGGATAGCTAAAGGATTGCAGAAGTTTGTTATCGATAATCCGCAGCCGTTTATTGTGCAGGTTAATCATGGCGGCGATAATTTCCGTGTGGCAGATTTTGATAAACCGTTCCCGACGGTCACTGCAAAACACGGCTTTGGATTGGTAACGCCATATGTAACGCAACTTTGCCAAAATGGTTTTGCCGGTGATAAACGTAGCAGTGATATTGACAGGCCGCTTAGTACCGTTTGTACGAAAAATGAGCATATGCTAATAGCACCGAATTTAATTCAGTATCACGGCGAGCAAAGCGAAAAAGAAGTGCGTGGACAGGCTTTACAGCGCCCGTTGCTGGCGGTTGACGCCAGCAACAGGTATGGGCTTGTGGCAGCAAGTTTAGTAAAACACTACGGCGGTAATTATCAAGGTTCAGGCGCTGGAACGTCGCCACTTAATACTATAACAGCAGGTGGCGGACACTTCGGAGAGGTCAGAGCATTTTTGCTCAAGTACTATGGGCAGGGTGGCGGTCAGACATTAGATGAACCACTGCATACGATCACAACAAAGGACCGTTTCGGGTTGATTACCGTTACTGGCCAAGATTATCAAATAATCGATATTGGTATGCGTATGCTGACACCGAGAGAGTTGTTTCGGGCGCAGGGGTTTCCTGATACATATATTATTGAGTGTGATTATCTCGGCAGGCCATATCCTAAAACAGCACAGGTTGCCCGGTGTGGTAATGCAGTACCGCCGCAGTTGCCAGCAGCTTTAGTGAGAGCTAACCTTCCTGAGCTTTACGGAATTGCTTTACAGAAAGCGATGTGAAAGGATGAAATTTTATGGATATGAGTTTATTTGAGCTTATTCAATATACCTTTCTAACGATAATATTTTTTATTGCATCTATGGCTGCAGTTAATGTTTTGCTTACCGCTATGGGAATTTATCTTTTTTGGAGGAAATAAATTATGGAGTATGTCAATAAACGGACTGGTGAAGTATATCAGGCCGAGGAAGTTAATTTAAAGAATTTGTGTGATGGTGATTTGAATTTTTTGTTCACCGGCGAATTTAGAAAGCTTATTAATGAATTAGATATTGGTGATAAAGGCAACATAACTATTAATATCAAGGCAAGCAAAAACTTGGATGCTACTGGTGATGAAGCAATATTTGTTGAAGCGCAGCTTGGCACTAAATATCCTAAAGCTGTTATTTCAGATAATAATGCAAAAAAAAGTTGCTGAAAATGGTCGGGTTGTTCAAAAGGTAGAATCTGGTATGTTTGATGAAGCGGCTGAAGGGATGTCATAAATATGGAATTATATAAAGCACTGGAAACAATCAAAAATGAATGTGTGAAACACACCGAATGTGTGGATTGTCCTTTGGGATTGGGTCATAGCTGTTGTGGCATTAATACAAATGGATTTCCGGCAAATTGGAATTTACAAAAGCCTGTTAATAAGTTATTTGCAGTAGAAACAATATATGCGGAAGAACGGTGATAGATATGGAAAATAATATTTTGAATAAAGAAAAGGTTGCTGAGCTGATGGAGCTTTTAGAATGTAAACGGTACTACTCTAAATGCTTGAAAGATGTGACTGAACTTAAAGAAAAAATGAAGTATGAGGCTACTGGTATTGAAATGCGATTTTACTATTTTGGTAAAGGAAGCCGTATGGGTGTTGATGGAAGGATTGACTTTCATGGTGATTTTAGTGAAGGCAAACTGGAAGTTGTAAACATTCTTTCTCAACATATTCTTTCTGATATGGAAGCTGACTTGGAACTTCAAATTAAACGGCTGGAATCCTGTTTGTGGGACAAATTTAGATATACAGAGGATGCGGTGCCGGAGAAAAGTGTTAAATAGAATATAGCTAAATAAAAAATATAAGGTGATGCTATGGCTGTTGAAATTTATGTTAGTTCTGAGGAACTCAAAAAAACTTTGGAATATGTTGCGCTGATTGGTGGCAATATGGCTTCCGGCAAAAAGCAGGATGATGATCTAAAACAAATGGCCGGCGCTTTGCGTATTGTAGCAGTAAGCCCGCATGAAGATAATAATTATATGCTTATGTTTTGTCGGGCAGGAGCTGCGGAGCAGCTGACGTACAGAATGGAAGGAATAAGCAACGGCTGCGGTCAATCAGCTGATATTTGTGTTGAATGTAAACGCTTTTTGGCTTTGGCAAAAACTTTTACAGGTGATGTAAGGCTTATTTTTGCTGAAAAAGAGCTGCAGATAGTTGTAGAGAGCAGTCAATATAATTTAACGATACTATCAGCCCGCCTGCCTGAATTGAAGATACCTGAAGGCGGCGTGTGCCTTTCTACAGGATTTTTACAGGAAGCAATGAAGCATTGTAGTGCTGCTATTGCCAAAGACGCTGTTGGTGCAAGGGGCGGGATAGAAATAAATATTGCGGACGATGGCAGTGCCGTCTGCTGGAGTGCGCAAAATTCCTGTGTTGCAAAGTATGTAGTGCCGCCTGCATGTTGCAATCAGGCTGTTAAATTGATCTTGCTGCCCTTGAATATCCAGCACATTGCGGAACTGGCTGAATTGGGTGAAGTTCGATTGGTCAGCAGTGCGCAGGGTATTTTTGTTACTGCGCCGCGCTTTGATTATATGTGCCAGTCCGTAAGCGGCAGCTTTCCTGACTGTAAAAAGGTGGCTGCGGGCAACAGCGAGACTAAGTGTATAACTATTAATAAAAGCAAGTTGCTGGCAGCTATTTCAAGAGCTTCAGTTATTGTTGGCGATGAAATAGGCAGTAAGATAAAAATTTGCAGTGACGCAGAGCGGCTATATATCGAAGCTGTCAGCATCGCTGGGACTGGTATTGAAAGTATTGATTTAGATGCCGCTATCGGCCAGGACGAAGATACAAATTATTTTTCGGCTGGCAGGCTGTACAGGCTGATATATAACTGCCGCGGTGATAGCGTTACTATTGGCAGTAATGGCAAGTATAAGCCGATTTTTGTGCGTGCTACAGGTAGCGATAGTTTTTATATAGTTGCATCCATGAAAGGTTAAAGGCTATGAGTGGATGGATAAAATTGCATCGTAAATTGCTGAAAAGCCGTGCGTGGTGTGGTGCGGATGCAGAAGGCAAGGTAATACTGATTACATTGCTGTTAACTGCCTGCCATAGTGTCACGCACTGGCAGATAACAACAGATAAAAACGCTGTGCTGAATCCGGGTGAATTGTTTATCAGCTACCGCCGCTTTGCTAAAAGCTGTGGCGTATCTTTAAAAAAGCTTACAAGTGAATTTAACCGTCTTGCCGTAGTCGGTTTTTTAGAATGCAGAAGTAAGCGTGAAGGTACGATCGTGCGTATCAAAAACTGGGAATGCTATCAGCTGGCGGATACACCTTTGGATACACTTTTGGGAACAGATTTGGAGACACTTGCGAATGCCGATACTGCAAGGGCTTCCAGTGAAAATATTGCCGCTGCGGAAACACCAAAGGGAACAGCTTTGGGCACACCTGTGGCGACACATAACAAGAATTATATATTATTAAAAAATAAATTAAACAACACTGACACGAACAAGAAGCTGCGCAGTGTTGCATCGGAACCTGAATTTGTGTCAGCTTTGCAGGAATACAATGCTGCTTTTACAAGTGCAAAACACAGGCTTGATGGCGATGAAATACAAATGCTGCAAGCTTTTGCTGTTAGTGCTAAAGCCGTATGGGTATTGCAGGCTGTAAGAGAGCTAAAAGCAGCTAACAGGGGTAAAGTGATTCGTAATCCGAAGAATTATCTTTTTGGCATACTTGGTAACTGGCTTACAGATGGTTTGCCAAATGACAATAAAGCTGCACAGCAGTCGCTGGATGATTTTTACAGACAGGAGGGCATAACGTGAATGTTATAACAAAGCAAAATGTTTTAAAAGCGTTTTACCAGTTTGATAAGAAAAAGATGCCGATCATGGAAATAAACGGTAAACTTTCTGCCAGCATGGATATTGCCATGCGCAAAAGGCTGTGTGATGAATGGCTGGTTGCGTTCCGTACTGTTGATGCCGTTGTATTCGATAAAGCAGCTGAGCTTGCCCTTGCTTCCTGTAAAAAATATCCTGATGAACTTGAAATGTGGGATTTCATCAGTCAGGCTGCAGAACTGGGCAATAATGAACCGGCAGAGGAAGAAGCTTTACTTCCAACACCGCCCGCTCCGAAAAAAGTACCGGAATATGTTCAAAAACCTCAACGGATTGCAAAAATAATAGAGTTGGCAAAAGCAGGCAGGTTTGCGGAAGCGGCGCAGTATTTCAAAGCTTCTGTCGAAGAAGATGAAATAATCTGTTACGCTAAAGAGCATTGGCCGGAAGCAGAAGCTGAATGGATCGAGAAAAATAAAGACGAACTTAAAGAACTGGTTGAGCAGGAACATATCTGCGGCAAATGTATGTGCTTGAAAAGGTGCAGGACTAACGGCTACAGGCGTGTTGGCTCAATAGATAAATATACAGGCTTTTTGATTGTGAAAATGGAAGTCTGCTCAATGAAAAGGATGGAAAAAAATGCAGGCATACAGAATTAATGGATTGCTGGTAAAAGTGGAGCGGTGCGCAGCTGATATGTACATAGTCAGAAATATTCCGGGAGTTTTTGATAATCAGGTTGCTATTGGCGCGATCGTCCATAAAGAGTTAGCGCAAAAGTTTTTGGACAGCTACGCCGTGAAAAGCAGTGATAAAACATTGGACATCTTGGATGTTGACTTTGAAGAAAAACTTCCAGAAGGAATACGGTATTGCCGTGGTTGCGTATACTGGAACGGAAAAGGATGTGAAGCAGGTGATAAAGGCGCGTGATGAAGAAAAAAGGCTGGCTGTACAGAAACTGGAAGAATATGCTTTGAACCGTGAAGCGCTTAAAGGCCTGCGCAGTAAGCTGAAAAGATTGGCAGACGCCGGTAAACCTGCTGCTTCTTCTGTTGCATCCTATGATGCGGCAGCTACCAGCACAACACCTTATCATCCTAGCATGATGAATATTGCTGAAGAATGTCAAAGGATACTTTTGAAAATAGCAGACAGGCAGGCTGAAATATTAATTATTGAAGATGCGCTGCAAATAATCAATAAAGGAATAAACTGTGAGCATTACAGCGATATTTTGATAATGCGCCATGTAGACGGCTATAGTATGGAGCGCATCACGGAGAAGCTGGGATACAGTTCAAGGCAGGCTATTTATAACCAGTACAATAAAGCTTTATCTAAATTTGCTAAGGCTTTGGAATGGACAAAATGAGGACAGATTTTTGCTTTTACCTGTGGTAATATGGTAGTGATAAGAAATGTAAAAACGTATTCGGCACTTGCAATGTTATATTGCAGGTGCTTTTTTATGCGTGAAATGAGGTGACAGCTTGCCAAACAGAATAAAGCGTGAATGCCGTAAGCTTGGCTGTCTTAGCCTGACGGATAATGCAAACGGTTATTGTGATAAGCACCAGCAGGAAAAATTCATGCGCTATGACCGTTATCGTAAAAGTGCTGCTCAGCGTGGCTATAATGCGCGTTGGCAAAGATACAGAAAAATATTTTTGCAGAGACATCCTATTTGTGCAAATTGCCGCAATGCGCCTGCGAGTGTAGTGGATCATATCAAGCCGCATAAAGGCGATTATGATTTATTTTGGGATGAAGCTAATCATCAGGCGTTGTGTAAACGCTGCCATGATATTAAAACTGCTACTGAGGACGGCGGCTTTGGTAATGATATTTTGAAAAAATAAAAAAATATTTTTTCTTAAAATTTTTACTCAGGGTAATCCCTTACGAGGGGTAGGGGGGTGCAATTTCCTGCAGCTTTTCACATCATACCGCACCGTACTCGAACTTTTGAAAAGTTCCCCTATCATATATTTTTTTGCAAATATTGATTGAAGGAGGTGATATTTATGCCGACACCGGCTCAAAGTGCTAAGGTTATGCTTTTTAACCGTGGCAATAAAACTGGTAAACATTATACAAAAACAGAAATTGAGAAACGGCAAAACGCAGAAGAAAAAATCAAGCGTGCTGAAGTAGTATTGAAAACACCTGCGTTTTTAAAAGAAAAGTCGTGTGCTGCGGCTTTGAAAATTTGGAAGGAAATTATCAAGGAAGGGAAAGAGATAGAGCTGTTTGACAATGTTGATGCACGCGTATTGGCGAATTTTTGCCGCTATCAGGCTTTGTTTGAAGATGAAGCTGTGAAGATGTTCCCTGATAAAAAGAAATTAGATATGTATGGTAAGCAGGCTTTAAGCTATGCTGAAAAGCTTGGACTTACGCCAACTGCCCGCGCCCGCCTTGTTGTCAAACGTGCTAATGCTTTAAATGACGATGATGAACAGGATTCAATGATGGCATGACCTGCTATGCGCGCGAGGTCGTTGACGGACTGCGCCTTGTGTGTAAGCGGGAACGGCAGGCTTGTCAGCGGCATCTTGATGATCTGGAAAGGCAGGGTACAGATAGCTTTCCTTATGTTTTTGATAAAAGCAGGGCAAACAGGATTTTTGACTGGTTTGAAAAATACTGCGTGCACGTGCGTGGCGTATATTCCGGGCAGCATATCCAGTTGCTGCCTTTTCAGTATTTCGACTTGGGCTGTGTTTTTGGCTGGGTACATAGAGAAACAGGTGCACGGCGGTTTACTAAAGCTTTTAATTTCCGCGCTCGTGGCAATGTCAAAAGCACTGAAATGTCAGGCGTTGCTTTATACGGCATGTGTGCTGACGCTATCTATCCGCCGGGTAAGCCTGAGCTGCGGCGCTTTGAAATGGCACCGGAGGTTGAATGCGCGGCCGTGGACAGGGAACAGGCAAGACGTGTTTGGGGTGATGCCTGTTCTATGGGTGAAGCTTCTGTAGAAATCAGTCAGAAGCTTATTATCAAGCGTACGCGGGTAGAGCATAAAACGCGTAAAGGCTGGATGCGGGCTTTGAGCAAACAGACGAAAAACAAGGATTCCGGTGCGCCGTGTATGGTTATAATTGACGAATATCATGCGCATCCGTCCTCCGAGATCGTTGACGTGCTGAAATCCGGCTTCGGCAAACGGCTGCAGTCTCTGCTGTTTATCATTTCTACGGCTGGTAAAGATGCAGAAAACAATCCCTGTAAGGCAGAATATGACCTGTGTTGCAAAATCTTAGATGGCGACACTGATGAGCCTATTGATGATTATTTCTGCATGATACGCGAACTGGAGGATGGCGACGATCCTTATGATGTCAACGCTTTAGTTAAAGCGAATCCTGTGCTGCAGCATGAAACTGAATACAGCAAGCATTTACTGAAAGAAATCGTAAGCGAGGGACGTGAAGCATTTGTAAGTAACGACCCGAAAAAGCTGCGCGAATATCTGACCAAACGCTGTAATTTGTGGCAGGACAGCAGTGAATTGAAATACATGGATGGCCTGATGCCTAAGTGGAAAACACTGAAAATAAACCGTGATGAACTATATAAAATTATCAGCGGCAAGCGCTGCATAGTTGGGTATGACCTTTCAAAGCGTATTGATCTGACAGCTGCGACTTTTGTTATTCCGCTTGATGAAAAGCGTGTAGCAGTAGTTTCGCATGGCTTTATACCTGAAGAAGCGGTAAAACGACATGAACAGACTGACCGCATAGCCTACAGGGAATATGCCCAGCGTGGCTACTGCACCATAACAGAGGGCGCAGCTGTTGATTATGATGTGATGAAGGTATGGGTAAAGTGCTTTGCTAATGAGCTGGATTTAGATGTTGTGGAACATTGTTTTGATGGCTGGAACGCTTCTTACTTCATGCAGAAGCTGGAAGAAGAAGGGGAAACGGTTATTGAAGTGCGGCAGGGTATTCCGACTTTGAGCGAACCTACCAAAGAATTCAGGCTGAAAGTAGTAGAGAGCAATATTATCCATGAAGGCAATGAGCTGTTTGACTGGTGTTTGCGTAATGCGTATGCCTATACTGACAGCAATGAAAATATCAAATTGAGTAAGAAAAATAAAGATGATACGCAGCGTATTGACTTGGTTGCTGCCGGCATAAATGCTATGGCGCGCTTGCCTGCATTTTATGAAGAATACGGCGGCAGTGGCGGCAGTTCCGGCGTTCGTTTTTTGTGAGGTGATGGAATGGATAAGGAAGATAAGGCTATTGTCATACTTGTGCTTTTGGGTGTGCTGCTTGTCGTGACCGGTATTGCACTGATCAGCATACCGGCCGCTTTAATTGTTGGCGGCGTGCTGTTGATTGCTGTAGCAGCCAATATTGCCAGGCGAAAAGTAGAACAAACAAAAAAATGAATGGCTGTTTCCTTGTGGGAATGGCTGTTTTTATTTTACCTGAAGGGAGGTGAAATAAAAGATGAGTGATACGATACGCAGCCCGGCAGGCCTGCTGGTTGGTGCTTTCAAGAATATCTTTGCACCTGGTGCCGCAAAGAGTGCAACTGTAAGCAGCCAGTTTCGCCTTACACCGGGAATGATGCTGAACGGAGTGCAGCTTAATAATGTGACTGCCATGCAGTATAGCGCAGTATGGGCTTGCATCCATGTGCTGGCTGAAACATTTGCCAGCTGTAAATGCTATTTGTATCAGAAGCTGCCTGACGGCAGCAGGCGCAGGGCTGTTGAAAATCCGCTGTATGATGTGCTGACATATGTTGCTGCACCGAATATGCCGGCTTATTATCTGCGTGAAACTATGCAGTATCATGTGCTGAGTGGCGGTAATGCCTATGCTGAAAAAGTATTGGACAGCAAGGGAGAAGTTACGCAGCTGAACATGCTGCTGCCTGTGAATGTGCTGCCGGCACAGGACTATAACACAGGCGAGATTTATTACAATGTCAATGACCGCGGCAAGCTGTATAAACTGCCGGCAGAAAAAATACTGCATATTCCGGGGCTTGGTTATAACGGTGTTATCGGTTATAGCCCGCTGGCAATGGCGCGGCGCGCTATCAGCTTAGGCATGAGCAGTGAAGAACTTGGCAATAAATTTTTTGAAAATGGCGCATTGGCAACTGGTGTTTTGGAAACTGACAAGCCTTTGAAAGAAGATGCCTGGCAGCGTTTGAAAGAACAGTTTAAGGCTCGTTATGAAGGCAGTAGTAATGCTGGATCTACGATGATCTTGGAAGGCGGTATGAAATTCAATCGTATTTCTGTAAATCCTGAAGAAGCGCAATTTTTGGAAACACGCAAATATCAAACTGAAGAAATAGCACGCTTCTACCGTGTGCCGCTGCATCTGATTCAGAATTTGGAAAAGTCAACGTATTCCAACATAGAACAGCAGACGATCGACTTTTATCAGAATACGATGTTGCCGTGGTTTGTGCGCTGGGAACAGTTTATGAACATGCGTTGTTTGACGCGCCAGCAGCGGCAGGAAGGTTATTACTGTGAATTTGATATGCTTTCCATGCTGCGTGGTGATAATCAAAGCCGTGCTAACATGCTGCACCTTATGCGGCAGGATGGCATTATCAATGCCGATGAATGGCGTGAGCGCGAGAACATGAATCCGCTTCCTGACGGTCAAGGCAAAACAGTGTTTATTAATGGCAATATGCTTCCGGTGGAGGAAGCTGCCAAAAAGAAGGGGGCGAATAAAAAATGAGCATGGAATTAAAAGCCTGCCGTGAAGCTTTGAAAAGCGGTAATAAACCTGCTGCGGATGAACTTCTGTGTATCAAAGAATTTTCAATGGAGCAGGTAAAGGCTATCGAAGAAAAAGACGGCCGGATTATCTGTGATTTTATATTATCTAATGGAGCTGTGGACAGAGATTTTGACACCGTAAATCCTGACGGCTGGGAGCTGGAAAACTTCCGTAAAAATCCTGTTGTATTGTGGATGCACGATATGTGGGAGCTGCCTGTGGCTAAGTCTTTGTTGGAAAAAGTAGAGGACGGAGAGCTTATTGGCCGGGCTGAGTTTACAAGTAGGGATGAAAATGATTATGGTTATATGGTTGGGCAAATGTATAAGTTGGGCTTTTTGCATGCGGTTAGCTGCCGTTTTCGTGGTATCGAATGGAAATGGACAGAGGACGTGAACCGGCCTTATGGGATTGACTTCATAAAACAGGAGTTGCTTGAATACAGTTGTGTTACTATTCCGGCTAATCCTGATGCTTTGCTGAAAGCAAAAGCTGCCGGTGTTGATGTAAGCCCTGCTGTACAGATGGCTGAAAATATTTTAAGCAAGAATAGTTTTGATGCGCTGGCTAAAAGCATTGCTGAACGTGTTTATGCTGCTGTCAGTAAGAAAATGACTGTGGTTGATCTGCATGATGATCGGCTGGCACAGGAAAAAATGAAAGCAATGCAGATGCGGTTAAATTTGAACAAAAATAAAGGAGGACTAAACTAATGAACATGCAAGAGTTATTACAAAAACGTGCTAAGGCTATCAAAGCACAGGAAGAAATCATGTCTAAAGCAGCGAGTGGTTTGACTGCTGAAATGGAAAAGAATTTCAACGATCTGCAGCAGGAAATCAACGAATGTGACAGGCAGATTGAAATGCTGGAACAGGTTGATGAAAATACAAAGAAGAATTATGGCGGCAGCGTTTTTGGAAATAGTGGCCCGGCTGTGCATATTGACCCGGTCAAGGATGGGGCTAAAGATAACGGCGGCTTTAAAAGTTTGGGTGAAGTGCTGCACGCCATTAAATATGGCGATAAAAAAGGCCGCTTGGAAAATCTTAAAGCACAAAATACTGCTGATGGCGCAAGCGGTGGTTATTTGATCCCTGAACAATTTTCGGATGAGCTTTTAATGGTTGGGGAAAAACGCAGCCTGATCCGTCCGTTCGCTTTGGTAATCCCGGCAGGAGAATATCCAGACGCACCGATCAATATGCCTGCATTGGATTATACTGCTGGCAATGAAGGCGGTGTGACTGTTAAATGGATAGAAGAAGGTGAGGAGAAACCTGAAAGCAATGCAAGCTTTAGAAATGTTGAGCTGAAGCCTAAAGAAGTTGCCGGCTTTATTACTGTTACAGATACGTTACTGCGTAATGCGCCTGCTTCGTCTACTATTTTTGGGCAGCTTTTGAGTAATGCTATCGTACGTGCAGAAGACAGAGCTTTTATCAATGGTAATGGAATGGGCAAACCGCTTGGGTTTGCTACTAACGGCAATGGGGGCAAGCTGGTCGTACAAAGGGAAACTGCGGGTAAAGTTACAACTAATGATGTGGCCAATATGATGGCAGCGTTCCCGCCTGAAGATATTCCTGATTCTATTTTTCTTGCCAGCAGCACCATTTTGGCAGATTTGATTAAATTGCAGGACGCTTCCGGCAGATTTGTTTTTGTGCAGGGTGATCTGACTAAGGGTATTCCTACAACATTAATGGGGATGCCTATTTTCCTGACTGGCATGAACGCTTCTCGTGGTAATACAGGTGACTTGCAGCTGGTCAATCTGAAAAAATATTTGATTAAAGATGGCAGCGGTATTTATATCAGCATGTCTGAACATGTCAAATTTACCAGTAATCAAACGGTTATCAAAGCCTTCCGCAATGTGGACGGCAAGCCGTGGGTAAATGCTCCGTATATGCTTGACAGCGGTGTACAGGTCAGCCCTTATGTATTGCTTGGTGGTACTACTGCGGCAACTACGCCGATCAGTGACTTGACAGCTGCAGCTACCGGCAGCAATGTAAAATTGACTTTTACTGCTGCTAAAAATGCTAATTCCGTTAATATCATGCGCAGTGATGATGGCGTAACTTATCAGCGCATTAATGTGAATGCTGTTTCGGTCGATGCGGCTGAGTACACGGACACTAATTTGGCAAACGGAACTTACGGCTATAAAGTAGTTGTAACCGGTGGCGATAATGCCGGTGTGTCTAATGCTGCAACTGCTACTGTAACCGGCACAGCTGCTGCAAACGAAACTGCTTCTGCACCTAAAGAATAATCATGCGGTTAAAAGTGATTGTTCCGCCTGCAAGTGAGCCGGTAAGCCTTCAGGAGATGTGTGCCTATTTACGGCTTGACTGTGATGAAGAACAATCTTTGATAGGGCAGCTTATAAAAGCTGCCCGTCAATATTGTGAGGATTTTCAGCACAGGGCGTATTTAAGGCAAACACTGGAATTGGTTGACAGGCCAATGAATAATATTTTAGAACTTCCGCGTAGTGAAAATCTGCAGGAAGTTTTAAGCGTGAGTAATGCAACTTTGAATAATGTTGGATATACTGTTGTTCAGGATTTGTTGGCACGACTTTGTTTTACTGCTGAAAAAAATAATGTGACTGTCAGGTATGTAACTGGCGTAGAAGATGCTGCCGGTGTGGATGAACAGGTAAAGCTTGCAATCAGGATGCTTGTTGCGCACTGGTTTGAAAATCGTACTGCTGTAAGTTTTGGCAATACGATACCACGTGAAGTTCCTTTGGCGGTGAAAGCATTATTGGAACCGGGGAGGATCATAACATTATGAATCCGGGAATGTTGAAGCACAGGATCGCTTTTTTACAGAAATCCGAAACAGTGCGTGACGAATTGGGCGGTAAGATGCCAGCAATGTATTCTGAAGCTTTTAAACTGTGGGCAGCTAAAAGTGAACGTCCTGCTTCAAGGCGTGAGCTGATGGGAGAGCATGTAAATTATGTGCCTGTGTTTTTTACAGTTCGCAGGTGCAGCGGCGCGAAAATGCCTGATGTAACCATGCGCATTCGGTGTAAAAATCTGATATATGAACTGCTGAATATTTCTGATCTGGATAACGGTTATCTGGAAATTGAAACAAAGCTGGTAAAACCATTATGAGCAGAAGCATGCGCATGTCTGTTGAAGTCGAGGGACTGGACGAAGCCCTGCGGCGCTTGAAAGCGTATGATACAAAATCAACCGAAAAAATTTCAGAAGCTATCCGGCTTGGCGGACAAAATATTGGTAAAGAAGCACGCAGCCGTGTACCGCGCAGAAGCGGCAAACTGCGTAAAAGTATACGCACAAGGTTCGACAGTACGGCTATAACATCTACTGTCCGCACTAATGTGCCATACGCGCATCTTGTAGAATTTGGTGCAGCAGCTGCTACAGTACGGCCGCGCAGCAGAGCAAGAAAAGGCGGAAAACCTAAACTGGCTTTGCGGATTGATGGCAGAGGTTTCAGACGTTTTGTGCATAAAAGCAGTAAGCCGGGAAAAGGTGTAGTCCATATTCCGGCACGGCCTGCACGTCCCTATATGACACCTGCTTATCAGAGCGGCAAGCCGAGGATCGAAAATGATATAAAAAAAGTGTTAAGGGAGATGCCTAAATGATTAGAAATGTGCCTTTAACAGCTGTGCAGGCCGCTGTATATAAAGCGTTGAGCAGTAATATACGCGGCTATAATGTCTATGACGACAGCACGCCTTTTGAAGATGGAGAACTTGTAGACAGCAGGTATTTGGTTATTGGCGAAACTACAGGTAAGCCGTCAAGTGCTAAGCGTGATTGCCCTGTTTGGGAGGTTACGGTGAATATCAATGCTTTCAGTAATTATCATGGAAAAAAAGAACTGGATGAAATGCTTGACGATATTGTACAGGTTTTGACCGGTTCTGCTGAGCTGGAGCAGATTGAGATTGCCGGTTACTATTTTCATGGTTTGGAGATTGATATGGTGGAAGCCTTCAAGGAAGAATATGAAGATGGGACTGTCTGGCAGCATGGCGTTGTACGTGTCATAGTAAAAGTTGAACAAAAAGAAATGTAGGAGGTAGAAAAGAATGAATGAAATTATCAAAGCAGCTAATTTCCCTATGCAGCCAAACAAAAGTCAAACGCTGGCTGGTAAAAGCCTGCTGTTGTTTTTGAACTATGGTGAAGGCGCTACTGTTGAAAATCCTAAATGGGGTTTAGTCGGCGGACAGCGTAATTCGCCGCTTTCCATGAGCGGGGACGAAATCGACGGCAGTGACAAAGCAAGCGGCGGCTGGGGTGAAAGCCTGCAAGGGACTAAAAGCTGGAGTATTGAGCAGGAAGGCGTTTATAAAGTAAATAATGAAATGCTGGATGCTTTGAAATATGCTTTCGTGAATGATATTGCAGTGCATATCATGCGCCTTGATAAATATGGTAATGCTGTAAAAGGTTTTGCGAATATCACGGAATTCAGTGACGATAATCCGCATGATGATGTTGCTACTGTTACCATGACGCTTAGCGGCATCGGAAAACCTGAATTTGTTACTAATGAGCCTGACCCGCGCAACACAGCAAATGCGATCTCTGACATTGCTGCTACATCTGAAAGTGCAGGGACAGTGAACCTGACCTTTGCTGCACCTGCTGGTGCTGCTGCTGTTGTTTTACAGCAGAGTGAAGATGGAACTGAATTTACAGATACGGATGTAGCGATTGAAAACACTGCGACCAGCGCAGAAGTAAGCGGGGTAAAAGGCGGCAAGGCGTACTTTCGTTTAAAGGTAAATGGCGGCGACAAGAACGGTTATAGCAACATTGCTACTGTGACAGTATCTTGAATGCTGCCGAATAATAAGAAATATCAAAATAATAATTAAAGCAGGGCTTTGAAGGCCCTGCTTTTTCTATACCAAAGGAGCGATGAAAATGAGCTTGGACAGAAGTGTGACGATCAATTTAGGCGGCAAAGAAAGAAAAATCAAGTTTAATGCTTTAGGGGTAAGCCAGCTTGAAAGGATGCTGGATGACCACAATGTTTACAAAATGGTGAACGGCGGCGTTATTGCTTTAGGTGATTTGGCAAAATGCCTGTATGTTGGCTTGGCTGCGTATGACAAAAAAGTGACTATCCAACAGGTTTATAACTGGATGGATGAGTGGCTGCTGGATAACAGCAGTGAAAGTTTGCAGACACTTGTTATCATTGCCTTGAGCAAAGCGGGTGTTTTTGGGTTTGCCAGGAAGGTGCTGGAAACTGAAAATAATACGCTGGAAATTGAAGCGCCGCCTGATGATGAAGAAGTGGGGAAGTAACAAAAAGCTTTACAGAATTGCTGGATGAACTTTTGCCGTGGTGTTATGGTGAATTGAATTTAAAGCCGTGGGAAGTAGAACGGTTGTGCCTTGCAGATATTTTTTTGATGTTGGACGGATGGCAGCGCAGATATGACCATTTAGAAGATATTGTTATCAGCTGGATCACATACCCAAATGTTTGCATAGCTTCAGGTAAAAAGAAGCGTCCGGAACTGAAAAGCTTTTTTGCACACAGGAAAAAGCGTAATTCCTCTAAGGAACAATCTGAAATAGCGCAGGATCTTTTTGAAGAATTTGGATATGAATAGGAGGTGAAATGATGGCAGAAGTAGCACGTTTACAAGTAGTTATTGGCGCACGGATAAATGAATTTAATAAAGAAATGGGTGCGCTGCAGAAAAACGTTAAACGCACCTTTGCCAGTGATAACTTAGGCATAAATAAAGGCACGTTAGGTGTTATTGCCGGTGTAGGTGTAGCTTTGGGGGCTTTGGGGCTTGCTTCAGTAAAAGCTGCCGGGCAAATGGAGCAGACACGGATTGCTTTTACTACACTTTTGAAAGATGGTGAGAAGGCAAAAAGCTTTTTAAGTGAACTTGAAAAATTTGCGGCCAGTACGCCATTTGAATTACCGGGCGTTTTGGATGCTTCTAAAAGGCTTCTTGCTTTCGGATTCAGTGCGGAACAGGTAATTCCGATATTGACTGCTGTAGGTGACAGCGCAGCGGCATTGGGTATAGGTGAAGAAGGCATTCAGCGTTTGACTTTGGCAATAGGTCAGATGCAGGCCAAAGGCAAAGTCAGCGCAGAAGAAATGCTACAACTTGCTGAAGCCGGTGTTCCGGCATGGGAAATGCTGGCTAATAAAATTGGCACTGATATACCTACGGCTATGGATAAAGCCAGCAAAGGGCAAATATCTGCGGCAGAAGGTATTCAAGCTGTTATCAGCGGCATGAACAGTAAGTTTGGTGGGATGATGGAACAGCAGGCGCAAACTGTTAATGGTATTATGAGCAACATTCAGGACAGTGTTACTCAAAGCATGGTTGTCATTGGTGATGAAATCATTGAAGCTTTTGACATCAAACCAAAGCTTAAAGGTGCGCAGGATGCATTAGGGGAATTCACTGAAAAAGTAAAAAGTATAGGACTTGCTGATGCTATCCGTGAAATACCGTCAGGTTTTGCTGGTTCAATGGCAGTGATTGCAGGTGCTGCTTTAGGTGTTGCCATACCGGCCATAGTCGCACTTGTTGGTACTATGGGAACGCTTGCCGTCGGCGCAGGGATAATTTCTGCGCCTGTGATTGCATTGGGTGCTGTCGTTGGTGGTGTGGCTTATGCTATGTTTGAAAATTGGGATTGGTTATCAGAACAATGGGATATGCTTTGTAATGCAATGAGCCTTGCTACAGGAAGAATGGGAGCATATATACAGAAAGTTTTGGGCGGTATCATTTATTATGCTGGTGTAGCTTCTTCGGCTATAACAAATGCTGTAGGCGGGACGCCTGAGATAAGTGCTGAAATGACTGAACACGGTAAAAGTCTTTTAATGGCTTCTGATGTAAAACTTGCCGAAATGGATGCACAGCAAATGATGTTCAGTTATCGCCCGGATATAGAGCCTGTAAAGAATGATAATAAACCGGTGTTTCAAAATGCTGATGTAAACAACTTGGGTATAGGAGGCAACACTGCAGCGGGTATTGGAAAAACTGGCAGTAAAGCGGCTGGTATCGACAAAATAAGCCGTGAAATAGACAGGATCAATGAGAAGCTTAATACTGCCAAAGAGAAAACTCTGGATATGCAGCGTGATTTTAATAACTTCACAATGGATATTAAAATTGGCGGGTTAAGTGAATTCGATCAGGTATATGCCAATATTGTTAAAGAACGAGATCAGCGGATATATGCCGTTGAGGAATGGAAAAATAAATTTGCTAATGCTGCAACTGAAGCGCAGCAGTTATATGAACGTGCCATGAAAACCGGTGATGATACCGTTATCGCCAATGCGTTAGCAATGCTTGAACAAAGAAAGGCTGCACAGGTTACTGCAGAGCAGGAAGCTGCTGCATCCCAAATTCAGATCAACAAAGACATGAATGAACAGCTGATGTCACAAGCCACGTTGCTGCAGGCTTTGAAGGCCGATTTGGATGAAATGCAAAAGCAGGGCGAACTGGAACGGTATATTTCTTACTTGGATGAAGAAAAGGCTGCCTTTTTACAAAATCAGGCTGAAAAGCAGGAATTGATGCAGCAGTATTATGACTGGCGACTTGAGGCGGAACAGTCATATGCAAGTTTTGCGTTGGAAGCAGCTAACACTTTAAAGGATGGGCTGGCACAAGGATTTGCTAATGCTATTGTTGATGGGCAGAACTTTGGAAAAACTTTGCAGAATTTGGGCAAAGAAATTGTAAAAATGTTTCTTCAATGGCAGGCACAAAGAGTGGCTGCTGCTGCCCTTAGCAAAATGATGATGGGACAGGAAACTGCTGCTGTAGCAGCACAGGGGGCTGCAATGGCGACATCACTTGCGCCTGCGGCGTGGCTGAAACTGGTTGTTGAACCGGGCGCGTCT